CTTGAGTCCTTGTGTTTCGTACATATTCAATCTCTCTTTCAAGATAGTCTTTAGCTTTTAGTAAATCCATTAGTTCGTGATTCTTCTTGTCTGCTCTGCTTATGTACTTTATTATGTTTCCTCTATTGAAGTTTAAGTTGTAGTCTTTGATAAAGTCTATAACATCATATCCTTTTCCGTTTTCATAGTGTGGTTGAGTTCTCTCATTTATTTTTTTTAATTCGTTTTTATATGCTTCTGCTGCTTTTTTTTCGTCTTTAAACCTTCCTAAAAATATTCTTTTTTGTTTAGTATATATTGAACAGTGCCATCTTTTATTTTTTTTGCACCAGTAGACTCCTGTATATTTAGATGTTCCTTTTTTATCTTTTGAAGTATTTTTTCTTTGCGATATCTCTTGTAAATTATAAAGTCTATTATTTAAAGAATCATTATCTATGTGGTCTATAACTAATTTATATCCACAAGGTTTATGATTTAAAAATGCTATTGCTACTAATTTATGTACATTATAACTTTTTGATTTTTTGTCTACATAAAAAGATACAGCATAACTCTTATGATTATATTTCTGTTTTTGTATATGTTTACTTAATATTTTAATTTTATTATTTCTTATACTTTTTACATTACCTAAATTACTAACTTGATATATTCCCTCAAACTCTGGTATATCTTTCCAAACCTCTATTCCTATTCTACTCAATACTTTTGCTATCATTCTGTTCTTAATTTAAGTAAGTTATAACATTGTATGTATTTTAACTTTGCTTTTGATTTGTATATTGTTTTAAATAGTTCGTATGTCTTTTTAGTAAATTGATAATGTGTCTTGCAATCTTTAAACAATTTCTTTGCATACGCCTTTCCATATCCCTTACAGTAGTTTACATTGTCTGCACTATCTCCTACTATCATTTGCTCGTAGAAGTTATATAAAGCATCGTAAGGACTTATATCTATTATCTCTTGGTGTTTGTAGTGATAGTTATACATAAGGCAAGGTAGTTGCTTATAATCCTTATCTAGTGATACTATTATTACATTGTTGTGTCCTAATTCGTCTGTTAGTGTTTTCCAATACGTTGCAACCAAATCATCTGTCTCTACACCATAAGAACTTTTTGTGCTATATATCTCTTGGATATGTTCGTGCATCTCAAATAGTAATTTAGGATGTTCTTGTTTCTTTCTGTTTGCTTTGTAGTTTGGGTCTAGTAGTTTTCTAAAATTACCTTTACTATTGTTAAAAGTAATTACTCTTTCTATTTGGTATGTTTCTTCTAGTCTATTTACAATTGACATAAATATCTCATCAAACTTTCCTATAGCTTCATCTAGTATGTCATCAACACCACAGCAAGAAGAATACACTAAACTGTCTGCATCAAATAAAACTACCATTGTTCTTCAATTATTTCTATAGCTTGATTCTCTAGCTCATCAATTACTTCTTGTTCTAGTATGTCTATAATGTCTTGTCCTCCACATAACACTTTAAAACAATTAAAATCACTACTGAAATCTGGATACATATAACTACCATCTTGTCCTTTTTGATATTCTCCTACAACAACTAATGCTATGTTATCATATTCTACTGTTATTTCTTTATTCATTTTGTTTTGTTTTAAGCAAATATAAACAATTTTGTTAATATATACTAGTCTTCTTTGTAATCTTTAGTTGCTTTAGTTAGAAATTTATCTATCACATCAATTTTTTTTGAGTGCTTTTCTATTGCTACATATAAAGTTGCTACTGTAGATTCAAGTATCTTAAACCTTTCTTTAGTTGTGTATTTTTTATTTTTCATTCTTTATATTTATATAACATTTGTTTTTTAATTAAATATGCTTTTTTAGATTTAGTATCTCCTTTTCCAATAAACTCAACGTATTTTAATTTATTTTCTATAATACATCTCTTTATGTTTGTTATAGTTAGCCAATTAAAATTTTCTCCATCATATATAACCCACCATTTAGATTTACTTGTTGCCAATGCTGATGGTTTTCCATTCATTTCTATTTCAATAACTATATTTCCAGTATATAAACTTTTTTTATCAGATTTAACCTCTACACCAAAATTAAGTTCTGGAATAAATATATCCCAATCTTTGCAATAACCATCAATAATATGAGCTTTAGGATATTTCCTTTTAATTTTATTTAAAACTATATTTTCATATAATTTACCAACTTTTAAATCTTCTTGGAATGTGCTAATCATAATTCCATTAGTTCATTGACTACTGTATGCCCTCCTAACACTACTGCACAAGCAATAGCTGGTTTTTTTCCTCTTTTTGCATAAGCCATAGCATAAGCAGTTGCATCTATCCCACATCCTACCTGACTACCAAATACTTTAAAGTTTTGACCTACATACCATTCTGTGTAACATTGGGTGTGTAAGTGTCCTTGTATTGTACTTTGCATATCTGCTCTACATTTAGTTCTTGCAGTTCCAGCTTCTCCGTGTATATATTGAACTCCATCAATTACAACTCTATCAACAAACTTCCATTGTGGAACTTCTAATACATCTTTGTATGCTTTAATCCATTTCTTTGGTACTGCACTTGTTTGTGCTTTACGCATTATAAGTCTATCGTGATTTCCTATAGTAACGTGAGCTTTAGGAAAAGCATTATACCAGTTAGCTATTTTACTTATTGCTAATTCTAGTTCTTGTCCTCCTCCAAGTCCGTCAGCATCTGATTCGTGATATGATGAATAATGATTATCAATCACATCTCCAATAAACACAACTCTATTACAATTGTACTTTGCATAAGTTTCTTGACAATGTTCTAAATACCCATCTAAACAAAATGGCTCGTGTAAGTCTCCTATAACAAGAACTCTTGTTTCTTTCTTGGTTATGTTCTCGTAAGCTGCTTTTTTATTTCCGTTAATGCGTGGTCTAATTTCCATAAGTTTTATATAAAGAGTTTAATTCATTAGTTATATTTCTTATACAACTCCCACAAGATGTCATTACTTTTTTTTCATTAAATACTCTGTTGTATATTTCTAGTAATTTCTTTTGTTCTTCTGGGTTTACTCTTGTTCTATTTTTTTCAAACCAATATTGTAAATAATAATATTCAGTTTCTGATAAACACTTTGGTCTTTTATACCTAAATGCTTTATTTAAAGCTATTTGTCTTTCTTCACAGCCACAGTCTTCTCCAGCTATAAACTTAACAGCTTTCTCTATTCCAGTAGCTTTAGTAATCTTGGCAATGGTGTCTCCTAATCCTTTAGATTGTTTGTCGTAATTTGCTTTCCATTCTTTGTACTCTTTAGTACGTTTGTCTTTTGGTGGTTTCATATTAAATTATAATCTTGGTTTTTAAAATCTTCGTAGTCTTCACTAAACTTATCTCTTATTTTGTCTTTGCCTTTTTTTAGTGTGTGAAATATATTAACAGGACTTATTTTAGTTTCACTTGATAAACCTCTAATGCTTAAATCTGTATCTCTATATAATTCATAAATACTTTTATCATACCAATGCCACTCATCTAACTCGTTATCCATCTTTTGACATAATCTCCAAAACGCTTCTTCTTTTTTTATTTCATCAGTAGCTGTAAATTTATGCATATCTTTTTCTGGAATCTCGTTAAAGTCTTTGTCTTTGTAAAATTCTTCTATTTGTATTTTATGTACTTTGTTTTTCAATTTAATATAGTTTATAAATACACTTCTAATTGTGAAATACATATAAGCTTTGGAATATTTACCATTGCTATATACTTTTTTATTATCTGCATATTTAATAATCTTCAAATAGCTTTCTTGCACTATATCTTCTGCATAGTCCTTCGCACCTAGATTTTTTGCTATTTGTACCCACTCTTTATGATTTTTACCTAATGCTACTAAAAATTCTGTCATACTAAAAACTTACACCTTTTAAGGGATTATATAAATCTCCAACTATCTCTGGTAGACCTATGTCATTAACTTTAAAGCTAAATGTTTCAAATGCATATCCTCTGCTTCGTTTACATTTAACTGTTATCCAATCCTTGTTTACTGTGTTTGTTTCTAATTGTATTACTGTTTCTGCTTTCTTTTCTAAAAAACTTCCTAAATGCCCAGTACCTAATTTTGCACTACCAAAATTTTGATGTATAACCACCATTATATGACAATTATAACGAGCCGAAAATTCCATTAATTTTTGGACACATTCTGAACTTGAAATAATATCGTTAGAATCTTGAACTAAATCTGCAACTCCATCTACCAAAATTAATCCATTTTTATCTTTGTTTGCTTTTAATACATATTCTATAAACTCTAATCTTTGTTTATAATTAATAGTTCTTAAAGCAAATGTTTTATAGTTATCTTCACTTTCTGATGATGACATCTGTAAAATTCTTTTTGCAACTCGTGTTGAGTGCCATATACCTTGTTCTGTATCAAAATGAATACAATCTTTATTTTCTCTATGCCCTTTTAAATTACCTCCAAA